TGTGGTTGAATAGAAGGTCCAGGAGGTCCAGGAGGTCCTACTAATCCAGGAGCAGAAATTAACTGCTGTTGTGGTTGTGGTTGAATAGAAGGTCCAGGAGGTCCAGGAGGTCCTACTAATCCAGGAGCAGAAATTAACTGCTGTTGTGGTTGTGGTTGTGGTTGAATAGAAGGTCCAGGAGGTCCAGGAGGTCCTACTAATCCAGGAGCAGAAATTAACTGCTGTTGTGGTTGAACCTCAGCAGATTTTGGTTGTTTTACCTCTCTTATAATCTCAACAATCTGTGAGTTTTGTTGACTAATAAGTTCAGTAATTTTTGCAAGAGACTTTAATATATTTTGAGAAACTGCAATATTAATGGGAGCAGCAATTAACTGTTGCTGTTGCTCATCCACTTCAGATTGGATTTTTTTATTCCTCCCCATCAATTTCTGTGGATTTACTGCTACCATTTTCCTTTACATTAGAAACTAGATTTTTGCTGTTGCTGTTTCAGTTGTTCCTCTTCAAGATGCTGCTGAAGTAATCCAACATAAACATCTCTTTCCCAAGGGATCATATTTTCAATTTCCCATAATGAATATTTATGATACTGCATCAAAGAAAAATTAAGTCTAAAGTAATTCTCAAGATCCATATGGACCATTCCTACGCGAAAAAACTTGCTAACCCTTCTAAAACAACTTCACTTTCCACTCCTGTCTTTGGATTTTTAATTTGTATTTTATGAGAAAGTTTGGGCATTGTCTCAAAGAACTTCTCAATATCCTTAAATTGAGATGAGTTCATTGATTCTAAAAATTCTGTAAGTTCTTTTTTAGTAACATCAGAAGTAGACCAAACTTCATCTTTGGTGTAAATTTTATCAATACAAGATGCAATAAGTTCAAAAGATTGATCCATAGCATTTTGATTATTAAAATCAAAATTATTTTTAATAAACTGCTCAAGTGATGGATATTTCATTTCCATCATAATTGTTGGATCTACTTTAATTTTATTAGTGTGATCTTCATTTTTTAACACTTTAATATCATCAAGATCAATACTTACAGAGACATTAGTTTCATTATCGTCTGGACAAATAATATTAACATCTACTTGTTCACCAACTGATTTGCCCCTAATATTAAGAAACAAAAATTCAATATCAAAAGTAGGTAAATTTTCTACTTTAATATCTTTTGTGAGAATGCAGTTTTTAATAACAGTTTTAATTGCTGTTGTGATTTGTTTTGTATCTTCACTCTCAAGAGCAATAACTAAAAGTTTTTCTTCTTTAACAAGAAAAGGTCTATATTTGATCGATTGTTCTGTAGAGGGCAACTCAAGTTCATAAGTTGGTGTAGAAATTCGAGGGAGCGGCATTTTAAAAACTCAAATAATTAATGTTTAAGTTATTTATAAAGTTATTTTAACCTTTAAAGAGGTATCAATATTTCGTTTTCTTTGATATGATGCTAAACCTGGAGCAGTAGAAACGTATCCAGTAACTAAACACTTCCATTTTTGACTACTAGAGGATTTTCCACCTTTACTACTTACTTCTAATCTTTTTTCTTTAGTAAAATTATGGATTCCTGTTTTATTTTTATATGCTTCATTCCCACTCATCTTTCCACCCTTACTTGAGTTTTCTTTTCTTTCATCTTCACTTATACCAAAAATACCCAATCCATTTTCATAACATAATTTTCCATATTCTTTACCAAGTTTTTGTATATGACCAGTTTGAACATTTCTTTGTCCCAAATTTTTACCATTTTCTGTTCTCATCTTTGGAGAAAGTCCATATACTCCAGTTCCTAATCTTTTTTGGGTTTCTCTTCCTTTGTTACCGTCTTTTATGATTTGCTCTTTTGTTCTTGAATGTATTCCTAACTTATTTTCAACTAGTGTTTTTGCTCCTCTTTTACACATTTCTAATGAAACTATTCCACCACAATTTTCATTTAAACAATATAAATCATTAAGAACAGGTTTTATCAATCTATTTTCTATAAAATTTGCTTCTTCTCTAGTATTAAAAAACTCCAATATCTGCTTCTTTGGTGTATAAAAATCCCAACACCACTTATGAGTTACAGGAGAACCCATATAATACTCATTATATCTTTTTTCTTTATGAGATCCCCAGTAATAATAAGGAACTTCTTCAAAAGTAATTTTATACGTGTAAATACGTGATTGCATAACTTTGCTCTTAAAACTGGTGGTTATTATTATTTATATAAAAAAAGGAGCATTTCTGCCCCCTTTCTCCCCGAAAAGAACCACCAGTTCAGGCATTAATATTTATAATGTCTTATAGTGAATTTCAGGTATGATTATTTAGATGCTTTAAATATTAAATGCTCCAGTTGTATTAACAGTATTACCTGCAACATTAGCAGTATTAAATGAAACTCCACCTGTGGTAGTAGGAATAACACTACTTAAATTTATATTTGGATTGAGTGCTTGATTATTAAGATTTGCTTGTGCTTCTGGTGTTATATTAAAATTATTATTTGTTGTAGGAGAAGTAGATCCAGAAGGTGATGCACGATCTATAAAATATCTAACATAAGAAAAAGCAACTGTACATTTTAATAATGACGATGCATCATAAGAAACAGACATTGAGTTAATGGAAATTGGGAAAATATCTACAAATTTATAAGTCATTTGTCTACCAGTATAACTACTACCATTTCCGGTTCTTTCAAATTTTATTACCTCAAATCCTTGATTGCAGATATAATCTATTGGGTAATTCATTCTATAAAAATATACACTATCATTGGTGCCAGGGCGGCCGCCAGAGGGAGTTATTTGTTCTCCTGAAATATATTTTATCCAGGATTCAAAAAACCTGATAGGTAAGTAATTTTCAGCATCAACATAAAAACTTAAATCAATTCTATCATCAAATAGTCTTCTATATGCGTGTTTATGAGTAGCTCCGTGAAAATCTCCAGTAATGCTATGAGTTGCAAGTTGAGATCCAGGAAGTATTGCATCCGAACAAAGAAGATTTAATTTACCTTGATCATATTTAACACCATTTGCAGTTAAATATTTCAAATCCAAACCTGGTGGTAGTGCAATTTTCACCTCAAAATGAGAAGTTAATGCGGGATGAAGTAAGTTTGCTTTAATGTCTGCTATGTTCTTTACATTAGGCATTTATAAATACTTTTTGATCTTTATATATTATGTAGTAGGGATAATGGGAGAAAATAAAAGAATAATTACATACAAATTTGATACAACAAAGTTATGTGAGGAATTTAATGTTGATGGTGCTCAAATGATAGAAGAAACCTTTGAAAGTATTATAAGTGGATGTCATTTTCCTGGAATGTTAGGAATGAAACATTCTGAAGAAACAAAAAAGAAAATGAGGGAAATTGCAAAAGGAAGGGATATGAGAAAAGCAATTGAAGCATCTTCTAAAAAAAGAAAAGGAAAACCTACCCTTAATAAAGGATGCGAATATCCTCAATTCCAAAAAGGTGGAAAAATAATTTCAAAAGAAGGAAAAATAGTTGAGTTTGATTGTATATCACATATAAGCAGAGAATTAAATTTAGATCCATCGCATTTGGGGCAAGTTCTATCCGGAAAAAGAAAATCTCATAAAGGTTGGAAAAATGCCGCGTGATTCAAAGTATCATCAAGGATATTTTCATCCAAGAAATCCGGAAAAGTATATGGGAAACTCTCAAAATATAGTGTATAGAAGTAGTTGGGAACTTAAGTTTATGCAGTGGTGTGATAGGTCTCCCAATATATTAAAATATGGATCAGAGGAATTTTGTGTTCCTTATTACAATCCAATAAAACAAAAGGTATGCAGATATTTCCCAGATTTCATTATAGAAGTGTTAGAAAGCAATGGAAAAACACAAAAATATGTAATAGAAATAAAACCAAAAAAACAAACTGTTCCACCAGTAAAAGGAAATAAACAAACAAAGACTTTTATTCACGAGGTTAATACTTATGCAGTAAACCAAGCAAAATGGGTTGCAATTCAAGAATGGTGTGCGGATAGAATGTTAGAGTTTAAGGTCATCACAGAAAATGATTTAGGTATTAAGTAATGGCAGAAGGTTTTGGTCAGTATGTTGGTGTTCCTCCAAGGATGAGAGAGTTGCGTAAAAGAATTAAAGAAGAGGGAGCACGAGATCCAGAGGACTTAATGTTGATTATTATAGATGTATTAAAGGAGGAAGTATTATATCCAGAACCAGGAAAGTTTTATACGTTCATTTATAATGCAAAGACACCAAATATTGAGTATGATCAACATCCATTAATTGCTTGCACTTCATTAGAAAAATGGGGATTTAAAGCAATTAATTTTCATTGGAGACAAGGAAGACAATATACTTGGGAAGAGGTTGCGGGAAAACTTCACGTTGTAAAGTATGAAGAGTTGGATGAGATGCTTTCTATACCTTATGCAAAATTCCTGCTAAATAAGTAAAACTATTCGTGTCTAATGGCAACAACGACTAGCAAAGTATCTAAGGTAGGAAATAATTTCTATTCTACATCAGTTACAACCAATACTGATGAATCTTTAAAAGCAACTACATCTAGAACTGATGCTCAAGGAAATAATGGAGTACCAGTATCAACCGTTAACACTACAAGTGCCGGAGTGTCAACTCGTACATTTGAAAGTGGTGCGACAGCAGCAGAAACAGCAGCATTTAATAATTCAAATTCTCCCGAAAGACAAGCATATACACAACAAGTTACATCACAAAGTCCATTTGGTGCTAATCCCACTGCACAACAACAAGCACGATTAAATAGTACCGCAGGAACACCAAATGCCGCGACAACCGCAGCTGCAGGATCGGCACCAACGGCAGCATCGGCGGAGGCAGTCAGTTCGAAAAAAGGGACACGAACAAGTTATGGTGATATGAAATATCCCATAACCTTACTATCAGATGTTCAAGATGTGATTAAGTTTTCTATTTTGGAATACACACCATCACTTGCAGGAGCTGGAGGAGTAAAAAGAATTGTAACTCTTGAGGGAGGTTCTCCTATAGTAAAGGGATCTAAAAGAATTGGAGTGATTACTCTACCAATTCCTGCAGGTATTAGTGATAGTAATCCAGTAGGGTGGAATAATGATAGTTTAAATGTACTACAAGAAGAAGCTGGTCGGGCAGCAGATAGAATTTTAAGTGGCGGTACTGTAGATGAGGCGGCGGCCGGTGCAAAAAAGAAGTTAGATCAAGTAATAGAAACGGGAGATCTTGCAAAAGATATTAGGGGAAGGTTTGTTACTTTAGCAGGACAAGCAGGTGGTCTTGCTCAAAGAACTCAGGGTGCTATTCCTAATAACAACGTAGAACTTCTCTTCACTGGACCAAGTTTAAGACAATTTTCATTCACATTTCTGTTTTATCCAAGATCAAGTCCTGAAGCAAAGATGGTGAAAAAAATCATTCGTACATTTAAACAAGCAATGTCGGTAAAAAGAAGTGAATCTTCATTACTCTTAAAGTCACCACATACTTTTGCAATTTCTTATATGACCGCAGGACAAAGCGCACACCCTTACTTAAATAGTTTTAAAGAATGTGCTCTAACTTCTTGTGGTGTTGAGTATACTCCTGATGGAACATATATGACTTATGGTAATAGTGAAGGTGAAAAATCTATGACTGCTTATAGATTATCATTATCATTCCAAGAACTTGAGCCAATCTTTGACGATGAATATCTAAATGATAATGACGCAACCATAGGTTTCTAAAAATGTCAAATTATTTCAGACAAGTTCCAGAATTTGAATATGTTAGCAGACTTCCTGGTGCTAATATAGGGGATTATATTAGAGTTAAAAATCTTTTCAAAAAAGGAAAAATAAGAGAAGATATTTTTCAAAATCTTTCGTTTTTTGAGAAGTATAAAATTATAGGTAATGATCGTCCTGATAATGTTGCATTTGAGATTTATGGAGACTCAAAATTAGATTGGGTTGTTCTTCTCTCAAATAATATTTTAAACATTCAAACAGAATGGCCACTACCTCAAACTGATTTTGATGCATTTTTATTGAATAAGTATGATGATTATGATACTCTCTATAATGGTATTCATCACTATGAAACAGAAGAAGTTAAAAATAGTCAAGGAGTCACAATAGTTCCTGCGGGACTTCAGGTAGATTCTTCCTATTCAATAAGTTATTATGATTTCTTTATAGAACAACAGATTACCACAGGAAATATTTCAGTTCCAATAACAAATTATGAATATGAAGAGAAAGTAGAAAACGATAAGAGAAATATTTACTCACTTAAAAGTACTTATCTTGGTATTGTATTAAACGATATGCCAGAAATTATGGAATATAAAGAGGGTTCTTCACAGTATGTTTCAGAAACCCTCAAGAGAGGTGATAATATACGTTTATATTCTTAATTAAAGATAAGTAGCATACTTTAAGACATACTGTCTTGATCTTCCTGTTGATTTTAGGGCATCTTTTATACATTCATAAATTGTTCCTTCAAATTCAATTCTTTTTGCTCTTGGATTTTTACCTCCACATACTTCTGGATTTTTTATTCCTTTATTCCAAGGTATTCTACCTTTAGTTGCTTTACTTATTTTCTCTTTAGTAGCATCTGAATGTGGTTTTCCTGGTTTTCCTTTTCTATCTTGTTGCATTTTTCGAAGTCTTTCTTTACTTTCTTCTGTGTGTCTAGGTTTTCCTTTATTAGATTCTCCAATTTTTCTTTTATGAGATTCTGACAGTTCTCTTCCTTTGATTGCTTTACTTATTTTTTCTTTGGTTTCTTCGCTTAATTTTCTTCCTTTACAAGAAGCACTCAATTTATGTTTCTGCTCTTCAGACAGTTTCTTACCTTTATTACAAGGAATCATTCCTTTTCTAATAAATCCAGTAGAAGTTTGATATGCTTTATTTACAAAGTGTGGATTTTCTACCACTTTATAATATTCTTGTAAAATAATCTCATCAACATATGCATCCTCTCTAGTAGCATAATCATTTTTAAGTATTATTTTTTGAGTTGGTTTAAATGCCTTATCTTTAAAGGAACCAAAATACTTTACATCTTTTTCTGGAGGACAGTTGCATCCTATACTACCGATGTATCCTCTACCCCATTCTTCATAAGAATAATAGGTATAGTAATACTCTTTTGAAGTTTCCATAATTCTACTCTATAAAGTCGCAATACTATTTATACAAGAAAAGGTGCCCGAAGACACCTCTTCTACCTTAAGTGCGACCTTATAGGTATTGTTATTTAGTTAAGTTAATCACTCTTCCGCTAATTTTTGAAAATACTGCAATGCGCTATCTTCATCTTCATCAACAGCACTAGTGACTGTAGGAAGAGTAGGAGACTTGGAACGAGCATAAGACTGCTCAAGTTCTTCTAGAACTTTAGTCTCACTATTTACTGGTTGATTATAAGATTCGTATTGATCTTCTTGTTCTACAACAGCACGAGACTGAGTAGGAGAAGAACTTGGACTCAAACCAAGAACCATAT